AGACAGATTCTTGGGCTATGTTAGTCGATGGCAAGCCAGCCGATACATTCAGTTAATCAATAGAAACGGGAGCAAAGAATGAGACTACCAATCACAATCGAATACACATCAGGCGAGTTCGGCACTTACACGGCTCAGCCGCCAGAGTGGGCTAAGTGGGAACAAAAGACAGGCAGCACAATCTCGCAAGCGCAGGAGAAGATCGGAATCTCTGATCTTCTCTTCCTTGCGTGGAATGCGATGAAGCGTGAAGCTGGTGGCAAGCCAATCAAGGGCTATGAGATTTGGTGTGAAACAGTGGCCGACGTGACAGTCGGTGACGTTCTCCCAAAAGTTACGCCGCCGGAAGCGTAAATCGAATCCTTGTGGAGTTAGCCATAGCCACAGGAATACCGATGAGCGAATGGACGACGGCGGAGCAGATCTATACGGCCTTCGAGATACTGGAGAAACAAAGTGAGCGACAACGTTGAGATTGCCTATGACAAGGCAGATCTTCGTCGCATTACTTCGGCATTCAAGGCTATGGACGCAGAAGCTACCGATGCAGCTAAACGAGAATCATCAGCTCTGGCAGAATTTGCTCAAAGCAAGATCTCGCAAAAAGCCGTCACCAGAGGCAAGGCCGCCGACAGAATTGCCAGTGGCTCCCGTGTGTCAAAATCCTCCAAGATTGGTGAGCTCTCTTTCGGCTTTGTAAGTCAAAAGTTCTCAGGCGGAGCAACGACAAAGGATCTATGGGGCGGAACAGAATTTGGATCTAACAAATTTAAGCAATTCCCAGTCTGGTCAGGCACAGAAGGACGCGGATCTAAGGGCTGGTTTATTTATCCGACACTGCGCGAAATACAGCCAGACATCATCGCTAAGTGGGAAAATGCTTTTGACCGAATCTTGAAGGAGTGGTAAATGGCCGGACAATCGCGCACACTCAAGCTCTCGATTCTTGCTGATGTAGATCAGCTAAAAAAATCATTAAACCAAGCTAACGGAGACGTAGATAACTCTTCGTCAAAGATTGGCGAGTTTAGCAAGAAGGCAGGACTAGCATTCGCAGCCGCCGGAGCTGCTGCTGGAGCTTATGCCATCAAGCTTGCAGTCGATGGAGTCAAGGCCGCGATTGAAGATGAAGCTGCACAGATTCGCCTTGCCACTGCCTTAAAAAATGCCACTGGTGCAACCAATGACATGATTGCATCGGTCGAGAAACAGATTCTAAAGACTTCTCTTGCGACGGGCGTGGCGGACGACAAATTGAGGCCGGCGCTGCAGAGGTTGTCTCTCTCGACAAATGATGTCACAAAGGCTCAGGATCTTCTCAATCTTGCACTAGACATCTCTCAAGCTACTGGCAAGGGCTTGGATTCAGTAGCTAACGCACTTGGTAAAGCCTACGACGGCAACACGGCAGCTCTAGGCAAGCTAGGCATCGGATTATCTGCGGCAGAGCTCAAGGCAATGTCATTCGAAGAAACGCAAACCAGACTTTCAGATTTATTTGGTGGCGCAGCAGCAGCTAACGCAGAAACATTCGCCGGACGCTTGCAGATTCTTAAAGTAACCTTTGATGAAGCCAAAGAATCAGTCGGTGCAAAACTTCTGCCAATTATTCAGCAGCTTGTTGAATTTGTAGTTAATCAAGTCGTGCCGGCACTTGGAAAGTTTGCTGATTTCTTTAAGCCAATCACAGACGCAATCAATAACAACAAAGAAGCCTTCACAGAGTTTATTGGATTTATTCAGAAGTATGTCGTGCCGGTTCTAGTCACAGTCTTAGGCGGAGCCTTCAAGGTGGTCGGCGAAATTGCTGGCGGAGTTATCAATGTCATCGGTGCGGTCATAAAAGGCTTAAACGGATTGATTGCCGGAGCCGTTGCTGGAATCAATGCTCTGATTCGTGTCTATAACTCAATTCCATTCTTGCCTAACGTCTCACAGATTTCAGCTCCACAAGTTAGCGTTCCGACAGTCACAATTCCAAAGACGACTACTGCGACACCTAGCATTCCTACAATTTCGGTTCCTAGTGTGTCCGCTTCGACTGGAACAGGATCTAGCACTACTTCGGGCGGAGGCGTTACATCAGCCGCATCGGGCGCGGTTCGCGTAGGCGGAGGCTTTACAGATTCACAGAATGCGGCTCGTCTAGCTGCTATGGGCGGCGGAGGATTTACAGATTCTCAAAACGCAGCGCGAATCAATTTGACAGTCAATGGCGCAATCGATGCCGAAGGCACTGCTCGCACAATCGTAAACGTGCTCAATGATTCATTCTTCCGTGGCACTGGCGGAGCCGGCGCACTCCAGGCAATCTGATGACACAGTGGGCTCCAGTCTGGCGCGTCAAAATTGATGGCACTGACATTACAGATTCCGTTCTTGCCAATCTCAGCATTACATCAGGGCGCACAAATATCTACGCACAAGCTCAAGCCGGTTACTGCTCGGTCACTCTCATCATCTTTAATCAAGCTGCGCTGCCCTATGAAATCAACGACACCATTTCAATCGAAGTGCAAGACACGGCTGCGGCTTATGTGCCTATCTTCGGCGGATCTGTGGTGGACATAGCCGTAAGCGTCTCTCAGGTAGGTTCTAGTGCATATACTCAAGAAGTCACCATTACGGCTTTAGGAGCCCTTGCAAGGCTTCAGAAGGCTCTCACAGATGGCGTCTTGACACAAGACTTTGATGGCGACCAGATTTATACAATTCTGCAAGGCGTTCTCTTTGCACAATGGCAACAAACGCCAGCAGCTTTACAATGGACAACCTATGATCCGACCGAGCAATGGCAAAACGCTGGCAACACAGGCCTTGGCGAAATTGATCAACCGGGCAATTATGAGCTGGCGCAAAGAGCGAGCAATCGCACGATTGTTTATGATCTAGTCGCAGCTCTTGCCACTTCCGGCCTTGGCTACCTTAGCGAGGACGCTCAGGGCTTAATCTCCTATTCTGATTCTACGCATCGTACGACCTACCTTGCAGCTAACGGCTATACAGATTTAACGGCTAATCACGCACTTGGTCGAGGCATTACTATAAAGACACGCGCCGGCGATGTACGCAATGACCTTACAATCAAATACGACACAAACTCATCAAGCGAAGTAAGCGACACAGATCAGGCTTCTATTGCCGAATATGGTGAGTTAGCGCAAATTATTACGACGACCATTAAGCATCAAGCCGACGCCGAAGATCAGGCAGCCTTCTATCTTTCTTTACGCGCTTATCCGCAGCCAATCTTTGATTCTATTACTTACGCTTTGACCAATCCAGAGCTAGACAATGGCGATCGTGACGCTCTCATCAACATTTTTATGGGTCAGCCAATAGCTCTGAATAATCTGCCGCCAAATATGTCGTCCGGCACTTTCCAAGGCTTTGTCGAGGGCTGGACATTTAGAGCATCATTTAATCAGCTTGACATCACGCTTCTCATGTCGCCATTGGCCTATTCGATTCAAGCTATGCGCTGGAATGACGTGCCAATAAATGAAGCCTGGAATACCGTGTCGCCGACTTTAGAGTGGCAATATGCCACAATAGTCTCATAACGAAAGGAAATACTTATGGCAAATCCAACGACGAACTATGGCTTTGTTCTCCCGACGCCGACTGATTTAGTTACGGATCTTCCAGCCGACTTTGACGTTGCGTTGCAAGGCGTGGACACACGACTCAAGGCATTACAACCTGGCACAACACTTGGCGATTTAGCCTATTCATCAGCTACTGCGAATACAAATACACGGCTTCCAATCGGTACATCAGGTCAAGTCTTAGCGGTATCAGGCGGTGGTGTTCCAGCTTGGACAACAACAACTACTCCAATCGCACCAGTAAATAAAAACTATTTAATAAATGGCGGTTTCGCAATATCTCAAAGAGGCACATCTTTTACGGCCAGCAATAACAACGATGATGCCTACACATTAGATCGCTGGTACATTCTTAGCGACACTAACGATGTTATAGATGTTACTCAAGACACAACAACTGTTCCTACAAATGGACAATTCGCAATCGCTTTAGATGTTGAGACAGTCAATAAGAAGTTTGGCATAGCAACAATTATTGAAAACAAAGATGTTATAGGTTTGGTCGGTAATACAGTCACTTTTAGCTTTAAGGCTAAAGTCAGTGCAACTACTAAACTAGATAATGTCAAGGCTGCAATCGTAGCGTGGTCTGGAACTGCCGACACAGTCACAAGCGACATCATTTCGGCTTGGGGCGCAGAAGGTACAAATCCAACTCTCATTGCTAATGCGACTTATGAAAACAGTCCAGCCAATTTAAGCCTGACTACCTCTTACGCAACATATTCAATATCAGCAGCCGTTGATACTGCCAGCACTACTAACTTGATCTTGTTTGTGTGGTCAGATGTGACTGATACGACGCTTGGAGATTTTCTTTACATAAGTGAGGCTAAGCTAGAGTTAGGATCTACGGCCACAGCATTCCAATATGCTGGTTCAACTATTGCAGGTGAATTAGCCGCTTGTCAGCGTTACTATTTCCAAGATGCCGCTGCGGTTCTTAATGCACAACAGGCCGTAGCCGCAACAACTGTATATGGAGTTTATTATTTACCGCAGCAAATGCGAGCAAATCCAACTTTGACTCAAACAGGTGCTTCTATTGCTGCGAGCAATACTGCTGCAACAACTTTCACAGGCGATGCATCGGCTGCAAGTCCAAATAAAGTGGCTTTCTATGTAACAGGCGGTGCATCAACTGGCCAAGTTTATTTATACCGACCAATTCAAGTTAGTGCGGAGTTATAAAAATGAAATACACATACACAGAAAACACAGATGCTATTGGTACCAAGTCAATTACAAGAATTGACGAAAATGGTGTTGAGGCTTGGATACCTTGTGACCCAGCCAACGCTGACTATCAGCTCTATTTAGAATCTCTTAAGAGTGACAAGTAATTATCCGGACGGCACTGCTGCTCGGATTATAGAAGTCGCACTAGCTGAAGTCGGCACTGTTGAGACTGGCGACAATCTGACGAAGTACGGCAAGTTTACAAAAGCCGATGGACTGCCTTGGTGCGGTTCCTTCTGCAACTGGGTGTTCCACACTGCCGGCGTAAAGATTCCGTCAATGGTTTCAACGGCTGCCGGAGCTCATAAGATGAAAGAGCTTGGACGCTGGATTGAAGATAAGCCGCAGCTTGGAGATCTATGTTTTATGGACTTTCCACACGATGGCATTGATCGCATCAGTCACATCGGAATTGTGGTCAAGGTAGGCAAGACCAGCGTTCTCTGCATCGAGGGCAACACTTCCGGAGAAGGCGACCAGCGCAACGGCGGAATGGTGATGGTCAAGCGTCGCTATATTGGCAAAGAGATTGTTGGTTTCGCTAGGCCAAAGCTTGTTGCTTATGCTGGAGAATATCCAGTGGTCGAGCCACTTCCACAGGCAAAGCCAAAGGAGAAGAAAAAATGAAAGATCTAAAAGCGTTAGCGGCATCATGGGCTAGAAGCTCAGTGGCCGGAATGTTGGCCGTTTATTTAACGGGCAATACAAATCCAAAAGATTTAGCGATGGGGCTTGTCGCTGGAGTAGTGCCAATGCTGGCGCGTTGGGCTAATCCAAAGGACGTCGCATTCGGTAACAAGAAGTGAGTGTAGGCGAATGGACGGCGGTGGGTGGGCTTGTTCTTGCGGTGCTCACTGCCATCTATTCGTCAATGAGATTCATGGTCAAGTCGATCATGCGGGATCTGCAACCGAATGGTGGCAACAGTCTCAAGGATCAAGTCTCTCGAATTGAGCAACGACTAGACCAATTACTGCTGGAGTTTGTTCTAAAAAAATAGACACGCCGAAGCTAATCTTGAAAATGTCGGCCATCGATGTCACTCTGTATCTGGGAGCATTCGACAAGGCTCTCACGGGAGCAAAAAATGACATCAGGTGAAATCGGTTTATTCTTGTTTATGTGTCTGGCCTGTATTCTATGGTCGATTGTGAGCTACACAATGGGCTACAAAGAAGGCCACAAAGAAGGCTATCAACGCGGTCGAGCCGTAGGCCGTCACGCATCATCTCAGGCGGTGGCCAAATGAGTTTCTTAGATAACTACGAAGATGTAGCTGCACGCATTCAGCGATTCTGGGCTACTTATCCAACAGGCAAGATCCACACATCAATCATGGACATCAACCTGGAAAAGGGCTATGTCCTAGTCGAGTGCCGGATCTATCGCAACTACGAAGATCAAGAGCCAGCAGGTATTGACTACGCCTTTGGCAACGTAAACACCTACAACGTTCAGATGAAAAAATGGTTTGTTGAGGACACATGCACTTCCGCGATTGGGCGTTGCGCTGGCCTAGTCTTAGGCACTGACAAGCGTCCAACAGTTCAAAATATGCAACAGGTAGAGCGCATTGATCCAAAGATTGTGCAAGATTCTGCCGTGGCCTATGACTACTGGGCGACAAAGCATG